TGTTGTTCTTTTAGAATCATACTTTACCGTAGTATTTAACAATATAAACAGAAACTCAGGATCACGAATTTCTGCACTTACGGAAACTATTGACTTAGGCTTAATGATTTCATTAAGTATTCTTGTTTTTTCAATTTCTGTAATATAATAGTTAGCTTTTGGTTTTAAAGAAATTAAAACTTTTCCATAAACTGCAGGAACTTCATCTTCTCCACCCCAAACTGAAAGTGAATCAATACTTGGATAATTTTTCTTTATATACGACTCATAATCTTTTATTGTTACTAATCTATTCTGTGTTGTAAACTGTAATGGTGAAGATGTTTTAATTTCTTCAACAGTTTCTCTATCTGATCCTCCAGCTGCCACAGACAAAACCTCAATAGTTGAATTTGTATAACCACCAATAGCGGATGTTTGAGAAAATCCAGTTGCTTTATTTGCTAAATTACCATTTGTCAATAAGTATGTAAGTGCTACTACCGATCCATCGTCTAATTTTTTACCAACAGTTCCATCACCAAAATAAATTTGATATTTTCCGCCTTTTGATTCTTGTAAATAAAAGACTTCAGAAGCAGCTGTAACATCCAATATATCTGTCACTTTATTATAAACCGTGGATGTTGTATTTGAAGCCGAAGGCTTAACAATTACGGTAATTGTAGAGGTGTCTATATCTGCATCAGGTAATAGAAAAACAGATTTTGGATTTGAAGCTTCATCATATGTGTAGGTGTAAGTTGTTAATTCACCTTCTTTGATATTTAAATTTTCAAAATGATAACTTGTATTAGATTTAGTAACTGTGTTTTCATCCATAACAACGAAATTGAAAATTCTTTTATCTATCAAATCTGAATTAAAAACATAACCTTTAGGAATTGTCAATGTGTCTAATGTCGAATTACCACTATCAATGGTTAAATTGATAACTGCCGTAGAAGCTGTTTTAGAATGAGGAATATAACCTAAGGTTTTTGCATGAGAAACAACAGAATCACGCAATAAGGCAGTATCTAAGAATGACTCATTAGCCACCATGTTTAGATAATAGGCATTATAATGTGTATTGTATGCCAGTAAATTAACTAACACATTTAAACCAGAGCCCTCAAAATCATAATCTTGAAACTCCGTTTGTTGTTTTAAGAATGATTTTAGATTAGTCTTGATTGTATCAAAATCAAGTTCTGTAATCTGTAAACGATTTTGTGACATTAGCGCACTCGCTCTAGAAAGAATTGTATTGTTATTGGGTCGGTTCTATTAACGATAAAGAATTCCATACCAACCGAGAAGCCATTTTTATCATAATCTGGAAAAATTTGGATAAATGAAATACTAGCTCGAGGCTCAAAATTTTGTACAATTTGTTTTATTTCCATTTCAACTAAAGCACCTGTAACTGAGTCTAGTGGTTCAAACAATAATTTTTGAATATTAGAACCAATTTCTGGTTGAAACGGTACCTCAAAATGCTTGGTCATAATCAGATTCTTGATAGAATTGATTACCGCCAGTTCAGCTGTATGTTTATTGATATCTTTCTTGATTGGATGAATTCTAAAATTCAAATCCAAATCACGAAATTCTCTTGTATCTGTAATTGTTCCTAAGGCCATATTCTATTTATTACAACCTGGAAAGAAGTTTGTCGGATCCAATAAAATTTTCTATTAAATAACTCTCGGCTTGGCCAGATTTGCCAATTCCACGAACTTTTTTATAGTCAGTTAATAAATCAGTTGAGTTTTTAAAAAATTGTTCATCATGTACCCTACGTTCATAAAATATAGAATTTGCTGAATTAGCTGTCGTTGCTATAGAATTCACCACATTATATGTCAAATTTGATGTGTTTATTGGAAGAAATGTCATAGGATCAATAGTCGTAGTAATACTATTATTAACGATGTTTGCATATGTAGACATGGTATTGTAGATTACAATTAAATCATTTGCTACAAACAAGCTTGTAAAATTACCCATGATTGGTGCATTATTGGATATACCATCAGTTTGATAAATTAATGATATCAAAGCTTTACCTGTTTGTGTTGCAGTTTCATAGTGTGGCAAGTTTGCAACACCTTGATCCGCCGATACATCTATGGAAGTTACACCAGATATTCTATTTGTGTGTGCTAAAAAATCTCCAGCCTGGGTATTGCCAGTGGAGCTGTTACTAATATAGGAAAGTGTAGTATGAATTTGTGTCCAAAGACCGGTCAAATTACCAGAGCCTTGAACATTATTTGCTACAGAAACTAAAGTGTTTGATGTTGTCCAAATATTAGTTGTAATGTTGGCGCAAGGATTAACAAAGTATCCGCCAGTATTACTGGTTGCTAAATCTTCGGCTTGCCATGGTTCTAACATCTTCGGCATGCCATCCAACGTGCGTTTAACATTATTGGACAGTGGACTGATGACAGAATTTGGATCAGTAAAAGTGTAATTTAATCTTGAAAATAATGTTGTCATAATATAACCTTTAAATCATTCCAAAAAGTGGAGGAGAAGTAAAACCTTTTGCCCTATGAATGTGAGTATCAAAAATACTTGTATTCATTATATCTGTCATTAAAACAGCGGTCATTGTACCAAAATTACCTAATGGAGCTGCAACATTTACTGCTGCTGTTACACAGCCTGGAATCGCAACAGGAACCCCAACTGATAATCCTCCAAGCACAGATACAAAACCATATGGACCAGCATTAACACCTTGAGCTGCAGAAACCCAACCATCACTTGTAATGTTTGTTGCTGTTATTGCTCCATTTATTGTTAAATCACCTTCTAAACTTAGATTGTCTCCTGTTACAATTTTTAAAGAACCAAGAAAACTTGACCCACATCCAATAGTCATGTCATTGTCAGATAATATTCTGCTTTTGCCTTTAACAACCTGAGTGAAATCTCCTTTAACAACTAGATCATAATTACCTTCAATTAATTCAGTTTTATTACCTTTAACATTAACAATCGAATCACCTTCAATAGTGATGTTACAAAATCCACGTATATTTACATACTTATTTTTAGCAATAATCTCATATCCATCACCTACAATTTTGTGTGTCTCATCACCATTAGAATGCATTTCAATAAAAGTTTTTGATCTATGATGTATACGAATACGCTCACGATCTTTTGTATCATCTAATTCGAATATATGTCCAGATTTTGTTTGAGTTATATTATTATCTGGATATCTTGGTGGATTTTCCACGGAAGCTTCAGATTCTCTTTGCCTCCAACTATAATCTGGAGGAAAATATTCGTTATTAATTGCCATAATTTTTAAGCTGTAGCTGCGTTATCAGAGGTGAGTATTGCCGCACTAACAAGTGTTGTTGCTTCAGGTGATGCTACCAAAGAAGATGCAGCTGGAGTTAAAGAACTTAGTGTGTCAGGAGCACTCATAAAATCGGCAAAAGATTTGCTTGCAACATCACTCTCAGCTGCACTTATTGGTGTGGTTATAACTGCAGCTAACTGTTGTGGTGCGCTGGCCAAAATCGCAGCCTGCGTTGTCACTTCTTTAATGCTGGTGCCAACATCTCTAACAGCATCAGCGAGTGCAGTTAAATCAGATGATCCACCACTAAAATCAGCAAATGCAGAAGTAAATCCAGCTAATAGTGATTTATATAAATTTGATAAACATTGTTGAAACTCAGCTAAAAGTCTTGCTGGCAAACTTAAAATATATGCTATTATAGCTCTAATTTGCCTAACAATTTTTAAAAATCCAGCTATTGTTTCATTAACGTCTTTTATAAAATCGGCAAATCTTTTTATTTTTTTAGCAACATCTTTAACTAACTGGACAAGCTTCAAAAATTCACCTGAAGGATCAGCAAACCCCATTGCTTTAAGAGCTTTAGATAACAAATCTTTTAAGAAAGCAACAACTTCACTAAATTGTCTTTTAATTGCATTAACAACACGGTTTGTTTCGTGAGTTATATCACATACATGTACTAGTTCTTGATTTGTTCTATCAACACCTGTGCCTGCAATAACTTCTCGGCCGCCTGGTGATGTTGAGGGAAAATTCAAAATTCCTGCTGGATCTCCTGGTGGTTTAACTGGCCTTCTGGCTGTTACAACTATTCCAGGAACTTCTTCTTGTGCTACTATTCCTGGAATAGTACCCATAACATATCCATACTGTGCTGATTCAGGATCTGGAAAATAAACAAGAACCCATTCACCAACTTTTGGAATTGAGCTTTGACTAGAATTCATTGCAAATAAAGATGAAAACCAAGGCAAAGCTACGGTTGGAACTTTTTTCCTATCTTCATTGTGAACTGCAAAAACACGAACTCGGACTCGATGAAGCTTCAGAGGATCATCAATGTCCTCAATTTGTCCTTCAAATACATTTTTATTCATTTAAATATACCCACTCTTTAGAATATTCATTTGTTGTGCAGTTGCTGAATACGAAGGTTTCTCCGTTGAATCAGTAACAACTTCAACTATCGTTTCAAATTTGCTATATGATATGATATGTCTTGTGGCCAATATGGCATACTTTCCTTTTAATGTGCTATCATAATTGTCAGCATCATTCGTCTTAACTGCTGTGCGAGGAACATCTAAGTATAATGTTTTACCTGAAGTAACGAGAAAGTTTCCAGGAAGAACAAGCTTCAATCGCTGACCCACAAAATTCTGTAATATAGCTTCTCTTTGGAATATATATCTCTGTGGATTATCTTGTGCCTGTATAGATGCTGCATAGTTTTTTAAAACATAAGGATTTGTTTTACGGTCGCTTGTATCTAAGTAAAATAATTTCCTAGAATTATCCATATCATAATTACTTTTACCAGTTTTGTTTATAGATTTTGCCACAATAGGGTTTGGATTTGCATGCTTTGAAATGGAATATAGATCATCAAAGGTATAAGATTCTTTTTTAAAGCTTCTTGTTACAGCATCAAAACCAATAACACTACCTGAATATACACCTGATTGTGTATTCTTTATAAAGTCATATTGTGTTATTACTTCCATTTGTCTTGCACCAACCAATTCTTCTTTCATATTTTCGCCTGGTAAATTTTTTGCAGAGAAATTTACATTAAACAGGGGTTCACTTTGCATAATCTCACTTAGTGTCGTAAGATTGTACCCATCATTATTCTCAAAAAACATAAAGTTTGGAATATTAGTATTGTTTAAAGACCTCTTAACACACCAATTTATTGCATCCAATGGTTTCAAATTAGGCACAATAAACTGGTTTGTCCCATAAGATGGGTTTGAGTTATATACAGTTCTAAGCGGCACTTTTAAATAATCTCTCAGTATGCTAAAGATAGCATCAGAATATGTTCCATCATAATATTGGCTGACTCTTTGTTGTTCTGACAGGAGTAATTCTTCTGATACAAACTTTAAAATATAAGATTCACTTGTTTGATTAATACTTTTTCTATCTGTTTGGCTAAAAATTGCAAACTTCTTTTTTATAGGAAATAAATTATCACCTTTGGTAATATTTACCAATAGATATTCGGTACCATCAAACAATAATTTTTGTGTTAGGCCAATAGCATCCACAATGAGTATGTTACCACTTGAACATGGAGTTAACATACTGTCATAGATGTTTAATTCTTCAAACATTCCTTGTAAATTATATTTACCAAATTTAGAAACAAGAAACAATTCTTCAATTTTAAAATCGGTAGATTGTCTTAGATTAAAATTACTCATAGAATAGCATCAGAAATTACTCTTTTAAATTCTTTGTCAACAACTTCAAGTAATTCAGGTCTTAGAAGTTTAATAACCCTCTTGTTATCATTCTCCTCTATTTCATAATTGTAATATGTTACTGTGTCTTTTGTTATAGCAATAATTATTTTATTTTTATCAGCAAGAGTATATTCAGTTGATGAAGATGCAATGTTAGCATATGTTGCAAGATCAACCTGTATTTTAGTCTCAGTTTTTTTACCAGAAATTTTATCTGTTTGAGTATTAATCTTATAGTAAGCTTGAATATTTGAAGTTGCCCATTCAAGACCAGTTTCACCGGCCGCAGTATTGGCATTACTGGTATATTTACTATCGATGAATTTAATTATGTTTCTCTGTGACAAAGGCCAATCATAAAATGGGTCAACAATATTATTCATATTTAATATAACCCAATGTTTTTCGGATGAACCATATACCTTAGCAGCAATTATTTCTGGCGTGTCACCGTCTTCCACATTATACTCATAGTAAGTTGAACTATTGTCTTTAAATTTTTGTTCAAATGAAAATCTAGTTGTTAGATTGGTTAAAACATCCAAAGACTGCATTGCAGCATCTGGAGTGTAATAAACTTTTGGAAAATAATTAAAGTAATTAGCCATGTTATACTCCTGAACCGTCACCAAAAGTAGTTGATGGAAATCTTTTGTCTTTTACGTTTCCATCAAAATATTTTTTTGTGAGAATTTCAACTTCTTTAAATCCTAAATCTAATCGAATTCCTACAGGCATACCCGTTCCACCTTTTTCTGGTCGGTTACTATTACCAGTTTCATAAGCTGCAAATCCATTTGGTGCATAATCAACATCTATAGTTTCTAAAACACAGGTTGAAACTGTAGGTATATTTTTATTTATTTCGCCATTGTAATAAAACTCTATATCAAATTCAGAAGGAGGCACTAAAAATCTTCCATAAGTACCTTCTAATATTTCAGGAGCTTGATGAAATTGAAGCAGTTCAATAATATCAAGTACTTCTCTAGATTCTCTTTCATCTCTGGGATAAAACATAAATTGAAATCTAAAGGATCTAAATTGTGGTTTACTGTATATAAGTTCCAATTGAGGATTTTGTGCTAAAACTCCACCCGTTAAAGCACTTAAAGCTGTAAATCCTAAATCACCAGTTTTAGATAATCCAGCGGCAGCTTCTGCAGCAAAAGGAGTTAAATTTCCTATAGATCCTAATGCTCCATTTCTTTTATATCCGTCTATAGCTGAAGCTCCAGCTTGAGCAGCTAGGCCAAGCAAACCAAAATCATTTTTTCCAGATGCATCCGAATATGCTTGATTATATGTGAAATTTAAAGTATCTGGCATATACAATGCAATTGTATCGGTTGTTTTTCTTACTGTACGAAACAAACTTCCACTTTTAATAACATCGCTTGCATTTTTTAGTGTATTAGATATGGCATTAAATCCTTGATTACCTGTAGGATCAAATACACTTTCTGCACTAAAAGGTACAGAAGATATTGAAGTTTTAGCTTTATTAATTAAATCGCCCGCAAAGTCAATACCAGTCGCAAGAGCTTGTGTGACGTTTGTTCTGACTCCAGATTGTTGGTTTATTTGAGCTGTTGGTCTTCCTTCACCTTCAGCATAATTTTTTGCAAATTGTGTTCTTTCTTGAACAAAAATCTTAAACATCATATAGTGTGCCTTGTCTGTTGCGCCAAGGTCAATTGGATATCTTTTATTATTGAACTCAAAATTTGTAGCCTGATTAAAAAATAATCTGGGGCTTTCCGATTTGAATTTTATATCCGTTAGAGAGAAAAATGCCATTTTTAGTCCTATATAATATTTACTATATATTTATATGACTTCTGTTAACAAATCATACAAGGGAATATTTAAACCAAAGAACCCTAAAAAATACAATGGAGATTCCACAAATATCATATACCGGTCATCATGGGAACTTAGGGTTATGAAATATTTTGACGATAATCCAAATGTAATTTATTGGGCATCTGAAGAATTGTTTGTATCCTATAAGTCGCCAGTTGACCAAAAAATGCATAGATATTTTCCAGATTTTGTGGTCAAACTAAAGGTGCGTGATGGAAGTATGAAAACTCTTATGATTGAAGTCAAACCTGAGGCTCAGACTAGAATGCCTACACAGAAAAGACAAACCAAAAGATTTATTCAAGAATCCGCTACTTATGCTATTAACCAAGAGAAATGGCGAGCTGCTGATCTATTCTGTAAAGAACACGGATGGCAATTCAAAATATTAACTGAAAAAGAACTAGGACTTTGATATAAATATATAATGGCATATCTAATAGACAGAATAACAAAATCATTACAAAAAGAGGGTTTATCTCCTCGAACGAATAAAGCAAGAGCTTGGCTTCGATCTAAAGTCTCAGATTTGAAACCTTCGAAGCAAGCCCTTATGAATGATAGATTGAGATTGAAAAGCAGTACAATAATTGGTAAAATGTATTTTTACTTTTATGATCCCAAAACAAAAGATTCGTTGCGATATTACGATAGGTTTCCATTGGTTATACCAATAGAACAATACTCAGACGGGTTTCTAGGATTGAATTTACATTACATTCATCCAAAGCAGCGAATTATTTTGTTGGATAAGTTAAGTGAATATGCATCAAATGATAGGTATGATAATACTACAAAACTGCGATTAAGTTATGCGGTATTATCATCTGCGGCTAAAATATTTGAAGCACAACCTTGTATTAAAAGATATCTATTCAGTCATGTTCAATCCAGATTTTTAGAAATATCGGCTGATGAATGGGACATTGCTGCACTATTACCAATGGAAAGCTTTGTTGGCGCTACAACAAGCAAAGTATACGCCGACTCAAAGGACGAATTTTAATGGCTTTTACACCTCAATCATTTTTATCCAATATTAAATCCAAAGATGGTTTAGCTAAACCAAATCGTTTTGAGGTTATATTACCTATTCCAAAATATATTAATGATTTTATAGAAACATCAATTCTTGAAAAACTTCTTAACTTACCCACAACAATTGTTACTGATGTTACAGATGCAATTAGTCAAATTTTAGGAAATAGTCCACAAGATGCACAGTCTAAAGGTA